GCGGTGTGGGAGTTGACGCATGGCCGGCGAGGCGCACGGTCTTCGAGCCGACCGTTGTGCCAGCCACCGGGCGGGACACGGTGAGCGCTGATGCTGACTCATTGGCGATGATGTATACACCGTACGTCGCCGAGCCAAGCGTTGAGGTGTTGATGGATGCCGACGTGTTGTTTTCGTACAGGTATCCCGACACAATGGCGGCGCCGGTATCGATGGCGAGTGCAGAGGTGCCCGTGCCACTAAGGGCCAGCTTGTTCTGGTACACGAGCTGACCATCGCCCAAAATCGCCTCCCAAATTGTGACGAGGCGGTCGGAGGTATATCCTCCGCTGATGCCGTCGCCCGTGCCCGTCGTGGGCCAAAACATGCTTTGTTCTGCCATGCTAGACTCCTACATATCTCGTGTAGTACACGATGCTGACTGCCGAATTTGCACCGACCGATGACCCCGTGATCGTGACGGCGTTGGCGCCGGGGATAAGTGACCACGTCGCCAGCGATGAGGCGGCGGTGATGGTACTGATTTTATTCGCACCGCTCTGGTCAATCACGGTTTTACGACCGTAGGACAGGTCGAAGTACCATGTGTCACCGTTGGCAATCGTACCGCTGACCTCGATTTTGTCCCCAGTGGTCGTATTGGTGATGACAAGGCTCGTGATAGGGCCCACCGCTGTGATGACGGGGTATGCCGCCGTGGTGCCTGCGTTGGTGATAACCAATGTGCTGTTGATGCTTGATGCTCCTGCCGTCCACGGGATGAGCAGTGGGCTCGGCGTCGGCGTCCCTGCCACCTGCGGCGTGGCGCCTGCGCTGATGGGCGTGGGGTCGTACCACGTGGGGTCAGAGGCACGGAGCTGGACGACGGTGCGCAGATTGTAGCCTGCGCCTTGGTCAACGTTGAAATCCAAGCCTCCCAGCGTCTTGCACACGATGGCGCGGTCATAGGTATCCGTCGTGATGCGCAGGACACCGCCACCGCTTGACGGTGTGAAGATGCGGAGCAGGGTTTGGCGTGCGGTGTAGCTGGCGTCGAGCGTCGATGCCTCCACGATGAGTGGAAGTTGCATGATGCGCGGATCGAGGCGGTAGTCGATGTCGCTGTCGCCCTGCTGCAGTGGGCCACGCTGTGTGATGCGGTGAAGCGGAGCTAAGCCAAAGCCCTGGTCGCCGAGGTAGCGCAGTCGGATTCCGCCGAGTGACGCATTGGTGCCGTTCAGGTCGTATGTCGTGCCGCCCGTCGTGTACGTGATGCTGTATGCCATTATGCGACGCCTCCTGCCAGTAACTGCATCGCTCGCAGGTCAGCGGTCAGCGATGACTGGCTCTGTGCGGTTTGGTAGTTGGCGGTGAGGTAGAAGTTTTGCACGCTTTGCGTCGGCGCACCTGTCCCCGCCGCCACAGTGAGGCCCAAGGCTTTCTGAATGTCCGGTATGCCGCTCACGATGCCTGCGGCGATGCCCTGCGCAATCGGAGCACCGATGGCGTCTGCCATAACTCGACTGGGCGAGGCAATGCCCAAGAATTTCTTGATGAAATCAATGCCTGCCTTGATGGCATTGGCCAGCGCCTCGCGGACTTTGTCCTTGGCGTTGTTGATGCCCTCGGTAATTCCGTTGACGATGTCCTTGCCCAGCTGCTTGGCTTTGCCAATGGTCTCGTCAATGAACGTGCCGACCCGTGTGGAGATTTCGCCAGCAATGCGAAGCGTGGTGGTCTTGATGTCCTCCCACACGCCCGACACCACGGTCTTGATGGTGTTCCATGCCGCCGTGAAATCACCTCGGAGCAGTGCTGAGATGGCGTTGAGCACCTCGGTGAGCTTTGGGTACACGTAGTTGAAAATCGGCGTCATCGCATTGGCGAAAATCTTGATGCCGTCGACGATGAGGCTGAATGCAATTTTGAGCGCATCAAGTGCAAGGATTGCCGCATCAACGGCGACGATGAACACTGCCTCGAGCACCGTGGCGACCTGCCCAAGCCAATTCTGCACCGCCGGATCACTGGCAAGCTCTGTCACATCAGCGAAGAGGCTGGTCAGCGTCTCCCACACTTTCGTGCCCAGCTCAATCAGCTTCTGGAGCACGGGCTGTGAGTCGATGAATCCCATGATGCTCTGCTTGATGTCGTCGAGCGACGCCATGACGCCGCCATTGTCGCTGATGCCTTGGAAGAACTCGCCGATGCGTGTGGTGACGTCTTGGATGATGGGCAAAATTTGCTCTGAAAAAACGGTGGTCATCTCACTGAGAATCGGAAGCAGAGCGACGCCGATACTTTCCTTGGCGGTCTCTACTTTTTCCGACATGATGGCCATCTGTCCTGCAAATGTGCCCGTCGCCGCCGCCGCACTGCCGCCGAATTGCCGCTCAAGCTCGCCCAAAATAACCTTCTGTGCGTCGGCGACGTTGCCCGTCTCCATGAGCGCTTCGACCGCTTTTTTCTGCTCTTCGGTGAAGCTCACGCCCACCCGAGTAAGAGCGGTAAGACCCTCAGTCGGATTGTTGAGTGCTTTGCCCACCTGCACCGCAGAGCTTTGCAGGTCTTGCCCCATGGCTTGACTGAGATTGGCGATGGCTTCGGTGGCACTAGAAAAGTTGACGCCTTTAATCTCGGTGAACGTGGCAAGGACGTTCTGTGCGCTGAGGAGCTGGTCATCAGTGAACAGGCTTTGTCCGTTCGCCGCTGATAGGCTTGCGGCGAGGTCTTCCATCTCCTTGACGGTAAATCCCGCCGCACCACCCGTCGACTTGATGACGGCTTCGGTCTGTGCAAGGACGCTCTGATACTCGGCAGCACCTTGCACCGACGTCTTGAAAAAATCGAACGTGCCAGCCAGCGCATTTTTGCCAACGTCAAGCGCAAGCTCACCGATGCCACGCAGTGCGCCGATGCCGATCTCCTTGAGCGTGCTGAATCCGCTCCCAGCTTTCTTGGCACTGTCCGCAACGTTTTCGACGCTGTCAGAGACCTTGTTGGCGACTGGCGTGACGTCGTCCTCGCCTCTAAATCGTATGATGACGGTCTCGGCCATTACTTCCTCTTCTTACTGCGGAGCTTCTGCACCTGCGCCTCGACCTCCATGATGACGAGGTGCTGGCGCACTTTGTGCCACGGCGGGAGTTGCGACGGTGGGCAGTGATAGACATCGCGGCACAACACGAGCTCGAGGTACTCCAGCGGCATTGGCCCATCTGTCCATAGGTGCTCCATCACCGCCAGCTTCATTTTCCCAAGTCTTGCTCCGTGATCGCTTCGATGATGCGCTTGGCCAGACTCACCGCATGCGTCGCTTTGATGCGTTTGACCGGATTGCCGTCGGCGTCGGTGACACAGCGTACCAGCACCACGTTGAGGCGATGAAAGTCAGATGACTTCAGTGCGTCGCTGAGCTCGGCGATGTCGTCGAGATAAATGTCATCAGGGTTAACGATGTATTCCATGTGGGACACTCCTGTATACGGGACACAAAATCTTGGCGGGGCGGTGTGGTGTCCCTACACACCGCCCTGCCCTACTATGCGGTGTAGGCGATGCCCGGCGCCATCACGGTGATGGACGCAACGACCGGCCCTGCACCCTCTGCGGATACGGCGGGATAGATGATGCTGGTAATGTAGCCCCCAGCGGTGGTCTCGATCTGTCCGCCTGCGGTGCCCTTTGGTTCCCACTTGACCTGCACCAAGCTCCCCGCTTGAAACGCCGCTTCTGCGACGGCCCACAGCTCGGCGGCGACCTCGGTATACAAGAAGTTGACGGTGACTTCGACGGGCTCTTCTTTGCCCAACAGAATGATAGCGTTGTCGCCGTCGAAGGTGTATGCGGTGCTGTTGGCACGTGTCGCCGTGACGGCATCCACGCTCTGTGCTTGTCCGCTGTAGTCGGTGTATGACCCTGCTGCAATCTTAATGTTGACTGCGGTGGCGGCGCCGGTAACGGCCCCTGTGGTCTGTGCCATGGTGTGTGTCTCCTATTGAACGATGTCGCTCGCCGTGATGGTAGCGACCACTGCATCAAAATATTGCCCCGACGCCGCTGGCCACTCCAGCACCTGACTGCGCAAGGCGATGTCGGTCACGACCCATGCGGAGTTGCCTGCGAAGACCGTGCGAATTGCCTCGTGGTATGCCGCAAGGTATCCCTCAAGCGTCGGCGCGATGTCCATCAGCCCAATGCCGAGCGATGCTGGGCGAATCAGCGCCGTGTCCTGTATCGTCCACTCCGTGCGCATGACACTGCCAGAGCCGAACGTGAGGCGCCGTGTTTGGCTTGACTGCACACCAATGGCGCTGATGATGCGGCACGGCGTGGTGGCGATGTCCACCACGTTCTTCAGCGTGGAGCCTCGCAGGACGGTGTAACTGTACCCTGTGATGCTCATCGCTTCGAGTGCGTCCAAGATGCCGTCGAGGTTGCTCGCCATGCTATGACCTCCGGATGTACGGCTTGAGCATCTGCGCCACATCGCTTGGGATGCGGTTCGATGCAAAGGCGCTGCCGTCGGCACTTACCGTGATGTCAGCAGGGACAGATGTTGCGCCCGTGCGCAGTCGGTAGAGGTGCGCCCCCCAACGAAGTGCCGCCGCTTTGACATCGGCAGGGATGTCGAGGCTGTAGCTCCACTTGCCTGCTACTTGCACCGAGCCCTCTGGTGACCCGCTGTACGTCCAAAACTTTCCGCTCGATGACTTGATGCGGATGAAGTTGGTCGGGATAACGTTGAGCGGGAGTAGTACCACATCGCCTGCTGCAATCGCCGTCCCGTCGCCGTTGGTGATGCTTGTGAGCTCGGCGAGGTCGTGGTTGAGATTCAGTGTGTAGTAGTCGAGCAGATCGCCCCCGTCACGCTCAAGAAGCGGCGTGAAATAGTGCGTATGCGATGCGGCGGGGCCGTGTTCGGCTTCGGGCTCAAAGTGCCGATTACAAAACTGGTCAATCGCCGCCGTGACACGGTCAGGGAGGTAGCCGAGCTGGACATCATCCGACGACGACGTGATGCCCAAGTAGGCTTTAAGTTCTGCCGTCGTGAAGTATGCCATTTACAAAACCTTCCGCTTGGGCTTGGGCTTCTCGGCTTCGATTTCCTCTTCGAGGATGATGACCGACCCTCGGGACTCGAGGTGCTTCGCATCGCTGACGCTGATGTCGATGATGTCGCCAATGACGGGATACATCATGCGTCCACTCAGGTCACGCACCGCAAAGCCTTTAACGACTTGTACCTTCATAATGCTCCAATGCGAGGCGGTGTGCGCACACCGCCCCGCTGTTAGGTCAGATTAGCTGGCTGGGTGGACGCCGTACACGAAGGCCTCTGGCTGGGTCACGTCACCACCGAAGCGGTAGTTGACGAAGATGCCAGTGAGGTAATTCTCTTGGTAGAGGTACGGGTTGCGGCTGACTTCCAAGCTGCCATTCTCAACGAATGCGTAGTAGCTCATGTTGCCGAAGATGATGGACTTGGCGCTCGCAGCCATGGCGGCAATCTTGTCCGACACGGCGACGGGGTAGCCCTCGAGGTCGCCAGCGCCGCCCACTTCGAGCGGTCGGAACTGCGGATAGTTGCCGGTCAGCGCACGGATGGCGTACTTCGTGGCGTTGCGCATCACCCAAGCGGTGGCACCCTGCTCCACGTACCATGACGGGAGCTTGCCCATGATGTTCATGATGTCGGCGAAGTCCACGCCCGTGGTGCTGGCCAACGTCTCCGACACGGTCGCCCGTGCCAAGATGCCGTATGGCTGTGAGCTACCCGTGCCTGCGATGATGGCGTTGTTGGTGGCACGTGCGGCGGCGCGGCCGATTTCCTCGGTGAGAAATGCCTCGAGGTTAGCGGCTTGGTCGCGCAAAAGCTCGTTCGATACCTTCATCGCCAACGAGTGGTTGTAAATCGTGATGGTCTTGGTGTTGGCGAAGGTTGGCTCGTCAATGTTGGCGCTACCAGCTTCTGCCACGACGGCGAAGTCTGACTTTGCGTCCTGCGCTGGCACGTCAATCTGACGGCGTGAGGTCGTGAGGCGCATGAAGCGGGCCTGTGACAGCAAGCTCAGCTCGTCACGGCGTCCCACGATGCGGTCATACAAGTCCTTGGGTACCAAGTAGCCGCCGTTGTCGTTCGTGCCTTCCACAAGCGTGGCCTTGG